CGTTGCTTCTCGGCGAATTCTGGATTGATCATCGTCAGCATCTCATCGCATGACGCTATCACGCCAAGATCGTGATCCCTGCTGTTTACCCGATCCAGCCTCTTTTGCCTTATCATGGATATCTCGTTATTCATGGCATCACGGGAGCACGATACCACGATATTACCGCTCTGCCCGAAGTCCGCTATATCCCCGCCAGCCGGAAGGTTCTGGAATGTCGTGTTCTGGCCGTTGATAGAGACCACCACGTCCACTACCATCTCCATCGGTTGGGCGGCGAACGGCTGGGTTAGAGGATACTTCGGTTTAGGTGCCGAAACGCTTACCACTGAGCCTATCTCGATAAAATGCTTGGCTTCCTTATGAAGGATATATAACTGATTATTAACTCGAAGATTCTGAAACATAGTGATTGATTTTTATGGAGCCGCCTTTTTGACGGCCCCGTGTTTGTTTTTTACTTACTTCTCGCCGTTTCCGAACCCGTCGGAGCGGGTGTCTCCGCGGTTGGTCTATATCCTCCATTGACCAAGTACAACTCGTTCGTGTACTTGTTATAATGGATCTCATAGATACCGGTACCCGCAAGGTTCGCCACCGTGACAGGCTCGTTGCCATAAGCCAGTAGCGGACGGGTATCACCGTTAGTACCGATAAGGATCGGGAGTGTCGCCGTTGTCCCTTCCGGTATGGCTTGACGGAGATTGACATAGAACCCGCCCACATAGTCCCGGTTTCGGAACGCATGGTTAGGCAGCTCCAAAGTCACGTTATCCGCCCCAACCGTTACAGCCACCGTTGGCAAGGTGTTGAAATTCGCCCTTCCAAGCGAGGGGAACGGGAATGGGAGCTGTGTAAAAAAGTTAGGCCACATAATTACCTCCTTTCTTACTTGGATCAACCCCAATAGTTATTGCAACCACATCCGTAACCACCGCGGGCATACGCCGCGTCTCCAGCGAACGCGCCGAAGGCGGCCGCACGATAAGTCTCCGGGTTATACACCTGTAATTGGGGATAAGGGACGGATACCGTTGGAGGCATCTTACACTTGATTCCGTCAACGTCACTACGCAACTCCTGCAATCCAGACAATAACGGGGCGATCTGTTGACCAAAAGCGTTCAGGATCGTAGCGTTCTGGTTACGCTGCGAGATTTCTCCCTCCAAGACCGCTATTCTCGCGTCCCTCGCAGCGAGAGCTTCCTGCTGACGGCGTGCCTCGGAAGCATCCATCTTGGCTAAGAGAGACTGGAAACCCTCACGATAAGCGTCCGTCAAGGATCGGGTGTTCCCTTCCATCGTACGTGTAAGTGTATTCATGTTCTCGCAGTTCGCTAAACGGTTCTCGTATCCTTGCGCGGTAACGAGTTGTTTCATGTCGCAACAACAGTTACAGATTTGAGAGGTCAATGCGTGGTTACCCTGCATGATCGCCGTAATAATGCTGTTGGTGTTCTGTCCCATCTGGTTGCCTAGGCCACAGATAGCCTGCGATACGGAGTTGATACCAGCTAAGATCTGGTCAGAGGAGGAGTTCAACGATTGGGCTAGAGCGGCGATATCCACGCCATTCCTGTTAAGCATCTGCATAATCATTTCCCTGCCCTCATTGGCGCCTTGATTGTTGTTCCCCCCAAAACCGAAGCTGCCGTTACCGAAAATAGCGGCGATCACGATAAGGGCGATGATGTCCTGAAAGCCTCCGTTGTTCCCGAAGAAACCACCGTTACCATTACCTCCGTTCATGAGTCCCATGAGATAACCGGTATCAATACCACGGTTTTGCAAGGACGGGAGGATAGAGGCCAGCAAACCGTTGCTCGCCCCGCCAGCTCCGTCTTGATTAAACACATAAGTTTTTTCCATTATATCTTAAATCTTTAGTTACGGTCAATATCAACCGTGACACAAAAATCAAGAGAAGGCTTTTGCTTCTAAAATAATGATTTGCTAGTCCTTTGCTAATTCATTGCCAATTTGTTGCTGATAAGTTATGAGCATCCAACTACGATTGTATTTGCTAGGGAAAGTATTCCTTACGTAATTGACAGCCTGTCTCGTCAATCCCGTAAGCTCCGATATCACGGTATCCGTGTAGCCTTTCATCGTTAGATTCATTATGACAAGATTCCGTGCGTCAACGTACTTTTCTCTTTTACATGAGAACATCATTATAGGATCAACCCCACACACCTCACAGGCGATAGAAATAACCCTTCTGTAAAATTCCTCTACCTTACTCATAACTTTTTTATAGATTTTGTTAAACAAAATAACTCCACGTATGTTTTATAGGTACAAGCCCCGAAAAACATACATGGAGTTATGTCTTTCCTCCGGAAGGTAGAAGAGTTGGAGGAATAGGGGCTTTATTCAATACCCGCCCCTATGGGTATTACTCACCAGATCCTATAGAATCCTCCTATACCTACATAAGGTGATAGTCCATGCTTTCCGATCCCATAACCGGCTATCGCGCCGATTCCCCATCTACGGGGGGTGATCGTCTTGGTTATATACTCAGTCTTGCGATAGACCTCGATGTAATCGAGATTTGGCTTGTAACCCGAAATCGAGAGTTTATAATCATCCGTCTTGTACTCCTTGCTAGTTATGGGTACCGGAACATATACAGGTTCCTTTACCGTGTCACCGTCCAACGTGATATAAACAGGGAACGGCTCAGGTATTGTTTGTACCAGTGTCTCATAGACCGGGTACGGGATGCTGTCATGTATCGTATCCACCTTGGCGGACGTGTCGGTCTTGGATATCGAATCACTAGCCACATCCCCCCGGATATGGTAGCCAGCCGTGAAACTGGCTACCAAGCACACTAGTATTAATATTACTTGCCAAGGTTTCATATATTACGATACTCCTCCTCGGCATTAAAACACGGACACATCTTCATCCACTCGTCCGGTTCAATCTTACCGTTACCGTTAAGATCCGGGGATAGGTCACGATGACCGCAGATCCTACTATCCGGGAACTGTACGACCAAATCCAACAACAGCCTTATAATCGACTGTCTCTGTGCCTCCGTACGTGTATCATCCGGATTCCCGTCCGGATCAAGACCACCCTCATAGCATATTCCTATACTGTTCTTGTTATATCCGGTCACATGAGCCGGAATCAATTCCAATGGACGCATAGATACTATCTCCCCGCTCTTCCGGATATAATAGTTATAACCCGCGGAGTTGAATCCTCTCGCCTTGTGGTCTCTCTCTAATTGCTCAGGGGTATAATCCTTATCTACCCTAGTGGCTGAACAATGGATCACGATCAAGTTGATTTTCCTGTTAATCGTTCTCATATCAATTATTTTTTTATACTTTTATGCGCTTTGTTAACCTTGCTATCCTCCCTTGCGAAAGACAGGAAGCGAAAATTTATTCGGCTCCCCTATCCTTTTGGATCTGGGGAGCCTTTTTTATTCTTTGTCTTGTTATACTCATCCAAGAAATTGACCTTTCTGATAAATTTCACGGCGGCAACCCAATACAAGAAGGCTATCACCTTGTTATCCGGGAATACCTTGCCCATGTTCTTCAATACATTAGTACCATAAAACCATATCATCGCCCACGTGATCCAAGATACGAAAGCCTTGGCGTTATCCTCCGATATATCCATCATCACGCCTATCCAGAACGAGATGATTATGATCAGGAAATAGACTAGCATGTACACCCAGCTACGGATGAACTTGCTCTTCCGGAAATCCCCGTGATCCGCAGCCAACCCCCAGAACGTATCGATGAAGGCCAGCGACAGGATCACCACCAAGAAATTCTCGATCGGCGAAACGAAGTCCATCGTCGTAACAACGGCGGCTATGGCGATGGACTTTAACCAGTTCGCTAGGTCGGATATGTGGGAGATATAGCGGTACATTATATATTATTTTGTTATTTGAAAACACAATTAATTATAACATCCTCATTGGGCATTATGAATGTGTAATAATTTGACCAATTTGAATTCACATCATTAGTCCTACTTACTAAACTAACTGTACTACCATTTTTTGTTTGACCTGTAATCTCAGAGATAGTTCCTGATACAACTCTTAATGTTACTATACCTTCTTTTACCCATCTATTATTCGGGGTTGTTATCTTCCCTGCTCCTGTAATATTAATAGTAATATTATATATTTCAGATTCATTATTATCGGCATAACACGCATTCAGTAACTGATTTGCATTTAACATGTGACCCATGTCATTCGGATGTGTCGCTACACCCTCATTAACTATTGGATAGTATGTATTGTTTCCATAATAGTAATCTCCCACCAACCAAGTGTTCAATGAATTATAATTCGCTGACACATTAACAGGAATTGCGCCTTTTTTAAGACTAGCTTCAGTAATGGCATTTGCTTTTTGTTGTCCATACCAACCAACCAAAGTGTAGATATCTGCACCGGGAGCTTTACTCTTTAAGTAATCCAAATATTCTTCGGCAGAAGGTTCTAATTCTTCAGAATAGGTACTATTACCAGCTGTCACTAAAAATATAATATCAGGATTAACACTCTCAATGGTACTATCAAATACAGAGTAATCAAAGTTTACATAATTCCTTTGCCAAGAATAATCATTCATTATAGAAATGGTTGCATCTGGGGATGTTTTTTGTATTCCTCTTAATAAGTATGAGGGCAACACATTATTATCAATACTGCCGGCCATAGCTCTATTCACATACCATCCTACAGATTCTGATGGGTCATGATGTGTTTGCGAAGTCCCAATTAACAAAATTCGTTTGTATTTTAACGATTTTAGTGTTAATTCACCATTCGCTACTTGTATTTTGTATTTTTCACCTGTAACTGTATCTGTTAAAATATTTGATGATTTTGCTTCATTATTTATAAGTACATTAACAGATGTTTGTAGAGCTTCCACGGAAGCTTGAGTTGCAAGATTTGTATCAAATTCTACTACACTGTATTGAAATGTAGTAAATTGGTTTGTGGCAACAAATACACCATCTATTGTACTACTTGCGTACACATAATCGCTGTATTTTTCAGATCTACTAACCAAAAATATAAAATCATCACCCGCTGCTGTATTGCCAGATCTAATACCAACTATTTCCCCTTTATTTATTACGACATTTTTATCATAAAAATCAAATTCAGTTTCATTGTCGTTAATATAATTTGGAGACAATTCTTTAAAATTAAAAGTGTATATCCGAGGATTAACTAAGGTTTGCCTTTGATCAAATTGACCAACGACAATGTTTATTTTGACTTTTTCGGGTTCTGTTGTCCAATAGTTTCTATTTACTCCAATTTTCAACTTATTTAAAATAGAATTGTGTTCAACAGGCTTATTGAAGATGACGTAAAGTGATCTAAAGTATTCATATATTGCCAACCCAGAATCTTCTTGACCTAATGAAACGTCCTCAATATAAGGAAGTATCAAATCGGTTTTTCTAGCATATTCAAACTCAATAGGATTTATTTTAATCGCATTTTTTTCAGAATATCTGTAAATATCATTTGGAAAATATTTAAAAAAAGAATCCCAATCAAAATCAAATTCTACTCGAATATTTTTGTTATCCAATACGTAATGCAATATACCGCTAGGTCTTTGTGTTACATCGATTTCATTAAACATTTGCATATCTTCTAACGGCGCCCCTTCTTTTATATAATAGAAAACAGGATATCCGATAGAATCAGCCCAACCTTGTTGTCGCAATTCATAAGTTTCCCCACTGTATTTATACTCATACAATCTTAAATTGTAATAGCATTTTGCTATATTAATGTTATTTTCAGTCACGACAGACGAATTCAAAAATCCTTTACTTGTTATTTGATTCTTGTTTCCTTTGTATGCGGTAATATATAATTTATCATCATTTAATGGTGCATAACGATTGGTGAAATACTCTGTGTATTTATCCCAATCAAATAGTATTTTAACATGAGTGGAATTTAAATAAAATTCATAAAAGCAAGTTCCAGTTGGTATACTTTCTAATTTTTCAGAATTATAACTTATTTGTTTATTATCTTTCTTTCTTAAGAAATAAAACACTATTTGATTAGAAGAATTATTTGTTAAAAATCCCGCACGAAGTAGTGACCATTCTTCAATATCATTTGTAGTATCAAAATCACAAATACTAAGATGTTTAATACACCGGTTAATTTTATACTCTGGCAAATGATATGTACTGGTAGAATTAAATTTTATTTCTATTGGATTTTGTACTGTATTGTAATCAATGGGTTTTGATGTTACAATTATTCGTTTTCTATTACCCGGGTAATAAGTTGAAAAAAGAGTATTGTATTTAGCCCAGTCAAATAATATTTCAATCTTTATGGACTTATCATCACTATACCATTCGTAATATTGCGTATTGTTTGGTTTTGTTGTTATGTCTCTAAAATACACCTCTATTAAATTGGACGGATCATCCACATCTTCAAATAAAAAACATGGAAACGGCTGAACTACTTCTGGATTTTGCACCCATCCTTGTTGAAGAACCCAATATCGATTAGTCTTCCCATTTAAATTTATTATATTTAATAATAACATACATTCTTTATAATCGAACTCAAGTTTTTCCGGCGAAATGTATTCGAATAAACTATTTAGTCTTATATCTTTGTTTTTCGCCTCCTCCCTCAAGCTCGTCTCCCTTGCGTCCGTGCCAATCCACGCCCCCGCCTCATGATCAGCCGTGAACTCATACAAGAGACCGCCGTAATTAACGATCTCGCCTTTTACGTAGGGCTTGGTATCGGAGAAGACTGGGTACGTGTCTAGGCCGACGATGGATGAAACAGCCTTTTGGCTCATGACCTCCGTCTCGCTATTCCCGATCGTCTGAACCACCCCGGCGGCTATGCTTTGGAAAACCCCGTTATCCACCCATCCTGAATCGTTATACACGTACATCCGGTATATAGGATTCTTATGTTCCGTGTCCTCAGCCGCGTACGTAGGGCCTACCATGTAGATATCACCCTGTTTTACGCCCGTAGAGGGCAGGGCTGACGATGTAGCGACATACCCTTTTATATACAGGTCTTGCGTGAACGGCTTTGACAGGTCTGACCATGTTTTCTGATCCCGTGATATCTGGATCTTATTGTCTTGATAGCGGAACCAAGCGGCGATATACTCAGAGATCTCATACCATACCTCTCCATCATACGAGTATCGCAGCTTGTTATTAACCGTGCGAAGCATGGGAGTAAGCCCGTTGTCTCCTTTAGGTCCCTGTGCCTTGAAGCCGGTATCAACGCCATCTTGAAACCAATTGCCGTTAGAGCCTATGGTTATGTTACCCCCGACCGGAAGGGCGTCCGTTATCCTAGTCCAAGAGGAGTCAAGACGGAAGAAATCATCGGCGATACAAAGATCATAGGTGAGTTTCTCCGTTATCGTCTCATCGTCAAGGTTCTTGTAAGTGATTATGATACCCTTCCTTCTCATCCAGAAAGGCAATTGTATACGGGTATCCCCCGCCGATCCCATCCAAGGCAAATACACGTTGTTACATTTCCACAATATGGAATCAAGCCTCTCTTTCGTCCTAGCGTCATATACGGCCTGAATGTATGTCAACGGATAGATAGGAAAACGCTCGTTCTTATCCTTGGCCAGCTTGTCTAGCTGCTGTACGCTATCCCTCTCGTAACCCTCGCAAATATCTTTTCGCTCTTCCATGATGTATCGTGCTTTAGTTCGTTATACGTAAAATATGTTGTAGCCGGCGTTAAGTCTCAAGATCAAATCAAGGTCGTTAGCCTTTGACCAATCCTCGCCTTCCTTCTTGTAAAGGGCCACCTTGAAGACGCTTTTATTGTCCCACTGATCCAACTTGTAGATGTTCCCGGCCAGATAGAAAGGCTTACCTACCCTTATGCGCTGATCGCCGTTCTCCGTAAGATCAATGTTCTTACGGCCTTTGTACAAAGTCCTTACCTTCGGCTTGTAAACAGAGAATACAAGCTTGAATATCTTTCTGATGATCGTGTATATGAATTGTCTCATGATTATGATGTATTAATGGTTATACGGTAGCTCCGGTAGCGTCAACCCAATTCGTGCCATCCCACCAAATAGGCTTGTTCAACGTGGTATCTTTATAAAAAAATCCCACCTTAACTCCTGTAGGCCTATCAGATGTACTTCCCGTTACCTTAGCATCATCCGGTTCTCCTAAAGAATTAACCCATCTAATGCCATTCCAATATATCATTCTTGTATTGGTAGTATCCCAATAAGGAAATGCTTTATTAGTTCCTTGTTCAAATACAGGTTTACTTATATAAGCTCCAATAAAATTATCAGATGTATATATTTCTGGTGTATGAATGTATTGCACCCATTTAGCTTTACCACTTTCTGTAAGGTGTTTTGTGACTAAAGATTTCGTATCTTTTACATATTTAGGTAAACCTAATGGAGTTCTAGTATATTCATTTAAGTCACTGTATGTTTCTACACTTCTTGGCGATTTATTAACTCCATTTTCTTTAAAAGCAAATTCGTTAATTGTATAAGATTTATCTCCTTGAAAATCAGAAAATAAGACAATGTTTGGTTCAATATTTGTTGCAACTCTATTACTTTGAAATATCACTAACTCACAATTATCAGATTTACTAAATAAAGATCTTTCTGAAATAAAGTTTCTTATATAACACACAACTTTTCCGGTTATATTAAAGATGCCTTCATTTGGTATATTAGAAGATAAAAAGCTTACATTATCAAATGTAATTGTAGAATCAGCAAAATATGCACCAAAGGATAATTTAAATCTCGATGTGTTACTTTTAAAAGTTATTTTTTTATTATCAATCAAAGTTCCAAAAGTAAAATAATCGTTAATATCTTCTACTAAAATAATAGTATCAACATTATTATAATTACTATTATTTACAATTCTATCTAGGGCTTCCCTTAAGCTCAATGGGTCGGATTTACTAAAGCCAAAAGCATTTTCTACGCCTTTATTAGAAACATATACTCTTGTGTTAATATCAAAATCATATTTAATTCTATAATCTGAATTAAATATATAGCTTTTAATAGACCCCCTTTTGGCTACCTGTGGAGGCGTAATTTTAATACGACACACTTCTGTGGAATCATTAATTATCTTAACTCTAAACGCAAATGACTCTTTTAAATCCATTTTGCCACCCCAGCCATTTGAGTATTCTTCATATTCTGTATATCCATAACTTTGAGCACCTAAAGGGTGAAGCTCATTATACACTCCTCCTCTTGTATAAACAACGAATTTATCTAAATATTCATAATATGGTTCAATATTTACAATCTCACAATTACTTGCAGTAATAGCAACATTATAAATTTCGAATACACAATTTATCATAGTTATATTAGATAAATATGCAATCATACCATAAGCAAAAGTATAGCTTTCTCCTTTTAAATCAGTTCTATAAAGAAGAGTTGGTTCATCAAACATAAACATATCCTTAGAAGTAACTTCTAAATAAAGATATGTGTCATTAATATTTTTTTTATCTCTTACACATTGAATTGTTCTAAAAATAGACGTTGTTATTTCACAGCCACAAACTATTCCATGGATATATGAATGAATATTAATATTGTTAAATTCCGTATTCCAACAAGATGATATATACATACCTACTTTAGTACTTGTTGTCTGGATATTTTCTATATATGAATGTGTACATCCATATATTCTTAATGCTCCAAATGGTATTTTATCAATAGTTGTATCTCCTGTTATTGAGATATTTTTGATATTAAATCCAGATGTACCTATCATTGAATTACCAGATAGTTTTTTATGTAAATAATTGCAAGGAAATCTTTCTCCTGTATCTTTATCATAATTATCTACATCAAAACACCACCAACATCCATTATCTTTAGGTCTAAATTTAAAGAAAGTGTATACTTTATTTGTTCCATAATAATATTTAGGTCTAAAATCAGATCCTTTAATTCCAACATTTGCCTTAAGCCAAACTGTTGAAGAGCACAAATATTGCCCAGCTTCAAATTCTAATATTCCTCCTTTTAGTCTATCAATATTAATAATAGCTTTATTTATGTATTTTTCTATATTTTCTTTATCTTTTACAATACCAAACCATGCCGCTTTATAAGTGCTATTTTTAAAGTCGCCATAAAGTTCAATATTTTTTAATATTATTTGATCATATGAAGCTTCAATACTTGTGTTATTTCCAATAAATTCTCCATTCCTCAAACTCCCCCCTTGGAACTCCAGCACGCAATTCTCCGGCACTTCGATCGTCTGCCCGGCTAAGCAGTAGTCGTACTGGATGATGTAGATGGTATTAGGCTTTTTCATCATGTGCTGCGTGAGCGTGTTCACGCCGTTCACGTAATGCTTCCGGAGATACACACGTCCCATGCCGGAGTAATCCTTCGGGGCGTATTCCTTGTCTTTTAATTTTAAGGTCTGGTTATCCGTAACGGTTATATCCTCCTCGTCCGGAAGGTTGGTTATGCTCTTGTTACCTATCAATTGCTTCGTAGCCTCGGAAAGATCGTCCGGATCGACGGAACCGGGCTTCAAGTCCGTTACCTGCTGGTTGGTGATGTCGATTATCTCGTTCCTCAATCCCCTCCGAGTGATATACGTATCACGGATAACGTTACCCTCATGGTCTCTCCAAGCACGGTCTACCGTGATCTCCGGGGTAAGGTCGATGTCCGGCTTGAAACCGGCGGGACGGGCTGATAAAAACGACTCCTTAGGTATGTAATCAAGACGCTTCTCCACCTTATCTAAATCAGAGTTTACCTCCTCGAAATTTTCGGAGGTCTCCTTCTTGAAAGCATCTATATCCTTATTTATATCATCGATAGAATCATGTACCCCATCAAGATCATTCTCCATGCCGATAATCGCTGATTTTATTGTCTTTATATCGACATTTATACGTGATATGGCATCATCTATAACGTCTATCCTCTCCGAGTTCGGGATATCCATTGAATCCTTAATCCATATAGATGATCTTCTGGGTTTACGTAAGATAGCAACCTCATTCAATAATTTCAGATCGCTTCCAAAATGAGTATAAACCCCATTCTTGGCCGCTATATAAAAGATATTGTCAAGCCCAGAAACAGGAGTGGTGTCAGGTAACGCATAACCAGCGAAGACATACCCCCTTCTCTCGAAAAGGCCGATAAAATCCTCTACCATCTGGACTAAATTATCCTCCTTATCCTTTAGTATCCCCCAGCTTTGACGATTCACGTTCCAAAAATGCTGGACACCCAAGATATAAATATAATCCCCGTCCACGCCTCCGTTAGGATACCTACGCATAGCGTCATACACGTTATCGAACTCGCCCAGATTATGAGGATCTGTAGCCAAAGGCATCACGTTGTTATCTTTCTCGCTCATGACTCCACGAATGATTTTCCAATATTAAAAAAAGTCTCGGCCATTTGGGGTTCCCTTCTGGAAACCATAACCAATCCAGCCGTATAATTTATAATGGCCTCCCGAAGAAGGGAATTGAACTCTAACTCTTCGTTGTTATCCCCCGTATATGAAGGAACGGGAAGATAAAGCGCCCTATCTATCCGGTGATCCCTACGGTTATATTTCCCGTTATTCTCAAACCCCACGGTATAATACCGAAGGATCTTACTACCGGACAAATCCCTTGATAGCACGCAGACAGGACGAATCGGCGTGCCACGGGTATATACGTTATATTGCATCCTAGCCTCCTCCGTATCATCCCCTATAGCGTCAAATACCGGATTACGCCATGATCGCATCTTAAACAAGGTCAGTCTAAGGAAATCAGGTGGAAGCACCACGTATCCGGAACCATCGGTATCGCAATATTGGGCCGCCTCAGGGATTACCAACGGAACGCTATCTAACATCTGTACCGGAGCTATCCTTTCCACGGATCGTACAGCGTCAAGCAGCTTCTCCCTTATAATCTCATTAAGCTCCATATTGTTATCCTCCGAGACTATATACTCTTGCTCAATCCTGTTCTCATCCAAGGTTATCCGCACGGATGTCACCAAATCCTCGACATTATACCTCATATCATCCCATATTAGGAAATACCACCCCGTTTTTCCGGGCTTCCCCCTGAATGCTTTCCGGGGATATAAGCCCGCTTATATCCGAACCGAAAGTTTTCTCTAAATAATCAATAGCCTCTTGAAAGGACCTTATCTCCTCGACCGGGGTCAAATCCTTTGTCCTAGACTTTTTATCTGGAGCGGGATCGGATTCTATCTTTATAAAACGACTCCCATAACAATCCATTGACTCCAACGCCTTGGCCTCATCCTTATCCCTAGGGATATAATAACTCCCGTTCCTTGTCATAGGGATAAAACGAATCCTTCGATATCTATCACGCACCTTAAGATTAAATGACAAAACACTATCTGAGAAATATTTCATGACACAACGATTTAAAGCGGGGAGGCGAATCCCCCCCTATTTTATAAAGAACCTAACTTAACACGGATGTGGGCGTTCGGATATACCAGATAACAGCAACTGGCCTCATTCAAGACCACGGCACTAGTCTTACGTTTCGCTAATTTCTCCATGTCATAAGTCTTTCTGCTAAACATCTCGAAAGTCCTTTTACGGAGGTATTCGGGGTCCATAACAAAGGCCTCGTCTGATTTCATGTTCATATCAAGCAACTCATGGTGCATAGCCAGCAACTTACCGAAATTGCTATCGAAAGAGGTAAATTTAAGCCCCCACTTCTCGAACTCCTTAACGACCTTGAAACGCTCACTCTTCATCTTGGCCAAGGCTGCCAAGAAATCAGATCCGCAGAAAGCGATCTTCGTCTTGTTCCCCGCATCATTACCCGTGAAGATCTCCTTCAAGAAATCAACCATCTCATCGTCCTTGATCACAATCTCATTGGTCGAGTCATCAACGGTTCCCAAAGACTTGTCCTGACCTGCCATCCACCAAATACCACCGGTGAAATAAACATCCATACCCGTTTTCTTGGGATCCTTACTCTTTCCCTTGATACCGAACAGGAATGAGTTCTCCATACCCAAACGCATATCATAGATAGCGTCCTCCTCCATATCGTCAAAGTTCCAGTCAACCTCCTTACTCCACATCTTATTATACGTGGACTCCTCTACCTGCATCATGAATCTCTGGCAAAATTGTTCTTGTGGCGTAGGCAATGAATAGAACTGCCCGGTCTCCACGTCCAATTCCCCTGCGGCACGGCCCATACGAATAAGCACGTCATTCTTTTTAAGGGCTGGAACGATAGAATTCTCTCCTGTCGTATTTCGTTTGCCGTTCACGGCAATCACTTGCGGATATCCCTCGTTCTCGCTCTTGCCCACGACATAAAGCATCAAGTCCTTTACCGTATCCTGAGTCGATCCATCCTCTTTATAGCCCTTGATCCCAGATACCCGGATCGTATCAGTCACGCTAAAGAGAGAAGCATCATTCACAGGCAAGGTTACATAAGATGATCCTGATGCCATCTCGGTCGTATTGGTCTTGACGGAATCCTTGATGGGTCTTGTCGATACACTGTAATATTTCACGACCATGCTGTTGACCCTGCTAATACTCTCTGCGCTCCTCGCGATCTGGTCTATAGGAGTACGCATCGGTCTCATTTTCGTGATACGCTTGTCTATAGCCTTCGCATAATACTCTGGATTATCCGTTTCTTTCGAGATTTGAATGCCATCCGTAGCAGTCGCCCCGCCATTGGCATCCGTGACCGCAATCCCCGGGTTAATATCAGTCACCTCTCCCCCTCCATCCGTGGTTGTCGGTACGGCCATACACATCCCGCATCCGGTAGTGGCTCCTAGCATCACGGCCAAAACGGTCAATACCAAGCCGCCCAAATAATTAAAAAAACTCTTTGATCTCATTTTACTAATTGTTTATGGTTATTAATTATGATTATTGCCAAACACTCTTACGTCCCGTGATCTTGTCTAGTCTGTCAATCGTCGGGTTTCTCTCCTTTTTCGTGGGAGATGTCATCCCCCCGCTGGAACCCAGATCGGGCGGCAACCGATCCACCTTGGTACTCTTTCTCTTGTTTATGTCTATATTGGCGTTACGTCCGGCTATCTCCCCCTCATTACGGGCCTCCTCCTCACGTTTGGCCGCATCCATCATGGACTTGTCATAGTTTGCCGCTTTCATCAGCATCATCCAATCATCCTTGGTGACACCGTTCACCACGATCCGATCCAACAATCCTCCATCGGCGTAAAGGAACTCATAAGCCGCCCTAGCGTCCTCGTCACTGAATTTACCTTCCGACTGGGCTTCCTCCAGACCTTGGATCATCAATCTCAGGTTATCCTCCGCCTGCTTTTGCAGTTCCTTGTCTCTCGTCTGCCTCTCCATATACTTGGAAAAAGCCTCTGAGAATTTGTTCTTTCCCTCCTCGCTTTCCAAGGCGGCCTTAAAATCATCCCCGTAATTCTCGATAAGATATTCCACGGGATTACCGCCCTTGCGCATCACCATCAAGAAGCCGGCGCTCCTAGGGTCAGAGGCCAACAAGTCCCCTAGTTCCCTCTGCGCTTTATCACCTCTATCAAACCTATCAAATTCGTCGTTCAATCTTCCATAAAACTCATCCTCGTTCTCCACGTCCAAATCTGGATAACGTCCCCTAATACTCTCCAAGAACATATCTCTTTTAGACGTAACAGGCTTATTGTCAATATCATTTTCCGGCATACATTGTTTTTTTTAATTATTCTATACGCAAATATGATAACGATACAAGCCCCCATAACGATAAATCTTACCCGGCAAAGCAGAAATTCGTAACTTTGGTAAAAACAGGTATGATATGAGGAAGAACGGAAGCGTATTCTCCATGATGCGGGAAAGAAACCTTGACCTCCTTAGGGCGTACAGGGAAGCCTTGAACAGGAACATGAGATCAGACAAGGACCTTGTCTATATGGACCTACTTACCGAGACCGTAGCGTCGCAAGCCTCCAGATACTGGGTATCCGTGGAAAGGGCCTCGTCCGTCATATACCAGATGAACAAGGGGGCCATGCCAAAAGGGATGAAGGACAACGCCAAGGTATTCTACAAGTCCTTATTCGAGAAATTCGTCTCGTACCGATCGGATCACCCCAAAATGCCCATAAAGCATATCGTATCCATCATAATAGAGAGTCCCGCCCCATGTTTCGTACTTACGCCCGAGAGCGCCAAGGCCATCATATCTAAAATGAGAAAGGAATGTTACGAGCAAACCATGCGACGATTGCGGCACTGTTTCTGATATACGTGTTACCGCTAGACCCACTAGGTTTCGCCTCCGGGCCGTCATACCCCTTCTGGACGAGGCTGTCATACATGTTCTTCCACGTGAACATATGGCATCTGATCGGGAACTCATACGCCCTGAAGGTAATGCGAATTGGCAAGAGGGAGATCGCACGGTCCTATATCATGGCCGTCCTCGCCTCGTTCTTCTCCACGTCCCCCGTCATCGGGGCGAGCGCCATGATATTCGCCACGTGGGGCGAGCGACTAGCCTCGGCCAAATGGAAAGACCGGGCGATATGGGCGAGCAGTCTTGTCTTATCATACGTCATTCCCGGCATAAGCTGGGAGATACATCTAGCGTCATCACTGATTGGGTTCTGCTGGATAAAGCTATATAATTTATATCATGACTATAGATTGGTTAGTAGAGGAGAATAACAGGAGGAACTACGATATGCACGCCCATTTCGACCCGATCAAGGGAGAGAACTCACCCGGGACAAGAGAGATGGTCGAGATATCAGACATGTACCCATACAAGATGCTCCTGCCAGTCAGCATGCTACCAAACAAGCTTGTTAAAAGGATAATAAGGTATAAATCCATAAGGGCCTTTTGCAAGGTCACCTTCAAGAGGTATGACGAGGAACTCCATGAGAAGGTCGTACGACAGTTCATAAAAGTAAGGAACAAGCATGACTTCCCTTTCTGGGCTTACTCTTTCTGCGAAATAAAGAACAAGGAGGGAGGCAAGAACATTCATTTCAAGCTCAACTACCCACAACGCCTACTGCTATCCGTGATGGAGGATATGAGATTGGCTGGACTACCCATAAGGATCATCCTGCTAAAGGCCCGGCAATGGGGAGGTTCCACATTGGTACAGCTATATATAGCGTGGATACAACTATGCCATAAAGAGGCGTGGTACTCCACCATCGTAGCGCAAGACGCGTCCACGTCAAGGAAAATCAAGGCCATGTATAGCAAGATGCTGGAGAAATACCCCACATGGCTATTGGACCTGCCGGATAACGTCACGCTGGGATTCACGCCTTACGAGGGATCGCAATTGGATAGTATCATAACGTACGGGAAAGGGAGCAACGTGGAGAAGGCAAGGGACACGGTCATAACCATAGGCACCTATAACAGCCCAAACTCGGGACGGGGCGGTGACATGAGCTGCGTACATTATTCCGAGGTGGGATTATGGGATGACACGGACGGGAAAACCCCGGAAGATATAATAAGGAGCATATCCTCATCCTTGCTATTGGCCCCGCTTACCGTGGAGGTCATAGAATCCACCGCTAACGGTATGGGAAATTTCTTTTACCGGTCATGTGTCGCGGCCAAGAAAGGCAAAAGCAACAGGAGGTTCGTATTCGTCCCATGGTTCAAGATCGAGAGATACGAGCTACCCGTGAAGGACAAGAGGGCATTCGCCAAATGGCTTCTTGACAACAAGGAGAACGACAATCCTCCGGATGGATGCCTAGACCCCGGGAAATATTACTGGAGACTATGGAAGCTGGGGGCTTCCTTTGAGGCTATAAACTGGTATTTAGTCAAGCGGAAGGATTTCATGGAGCACGCGGACATGGCGGCGGAGTTCCCCAGCGATGACGTGGAGGCGTTCAAGAACTCCGGCAACATGGTATTCAGCGTATATCATATAGACAAGCTGAAGGAGGGATGCAAGCCCCCCAAGTATGTCGGGGAAATATCGGGCAAGTCCGTTAAAGGGAAGAGCGCCTTGACAGAGCTGTCATTCAAGGAGGATCATAACGGGTCGCTCAAGGTATGGTCGTTGCCAGACGATCAGGCGAACGTCAAGAATCGTTACCTCGTGATCGTGGATATAGGGGGCCGTGGAAAGAAATCCGATTTCTCGGACATCTTGGTGATAGACCGCTATTGGATGATGTTTGGCGGGAAGCCGGAGGTAGTGGCCGAATGGCACGGACACATAGACCATGACCTGTTAGCATGGAAATCCGCCCAGATCGCCAAGTTTTTCGGGAACGCCCTGTTAGTCATAGAGAGCAATACCATAGAGACCAAGGACAACGATACGGACGGAGACCAGTCCGAGTTGATATTCAACCAGATCGGGGACGCTTACGACAACCTGTACGCACGTAAGGCGAGCGAGGCCAAGATACGGGCCGGAAAACTGACGGAATGGGGATTCCACACGAACCGGAACACCAAGCCAATGATCATATCCTATCTCGTGGCATGCCTCCGAGAACAGTCATATATCGAGCGGGATATAGACACGCTGGATGAGATGTCCACGTACGAGAAGAAAGCCAACGGATCGTTCGGGGCCGTGGAAGGCAAGCACGACGACAAGGTCATGACTAGGGCTATAGGACTTTATATATGTTATTGCGACATGGATCTGCCGTCCATCCCCAAGGATAAGTCCCCCGGCGTAAGGCCCCATGGTCCTATCAGCGAGGCTACCATATGACAACCGACAAGTTTTATCGTTACGATTGAACGCCAAGTCCCCATATTCGTCAGAAAAAAGAATCCATGACTAGATTGATCCCTAAATCGAGGATATCACCTATAGACACCGTCAAATACGAGAGACGAAACATGACGGACGGGCGGAACATGCCATTGGTATACCAATGCGCTAGGGCATGGGACAAGCTCGACAAGTTCAGGAAAGAGAGGGACAGGAACAAGAGATATATGTACGGCGACCAATGGGGGGACCTGATCGAGTATTGTGGCCGGATGATCCCGGAGGAGGAATATATAAGGATGCAGGGGAATATCCCCATGACCAACAACCTTATCCGAAGATTGGCTAGGACCGTCATCGGCGTTTATCGGAACCAGAACAAGACACCCGTGTGCGTGGCGAGGGATCGTGACGAGCAAACGCTGGGAGAGACCATGAGCACCATGCTCGAGTACAACAACAAGATCAACGACATCAAGGAGCTGAACGCAAGGATGTTCGAGGAGTTCCTCATAAGCGGCCTATCCATACAGAAAGAGACCTACGCCCAAAGGGAGAACCGAAGGGAATGCTGGACTGACAACGTCAACCCGAACCTGTTCTTCGTGGACGGCCCCATGAACGACCCCAGACATACCGACATCGAGATGATCGGAGAGATCCATGACGTGACCTTCGGGCAACTCGCCAGCGTATTCGCCAAGGATGACAGGGATTATGAAAGGCTGCAAGATATATACAAGAACGCCCGTGACAAGGACTATATCGCCAAGTTCAACGACACGTTCAAGGGCAACAATTATGACCTTAACGGGTTTATGGCCCCGCAAGACCCCCGCTTATGCCGTGTGATAGAACTATGGACGCTCGAGAGAAGAAAGGCGTTCTGGTGCCACGACTGGCTGAAGGGCGACGCTTACGTGGACAGTTACTCGAACAAGGGGAACATAGACGCTGAGAACGAGGGCCGGCTGGAGGATAACAGGATCAAGGACGAGCTGGGGAATTACGTGCTGGACGAGCTGGGACAACCCACGCTATACATGCCAGAGAGCGAGGTCCCGCTCATAGAGTACGAGTACATGATACAAAGCTACTGGTACTACCGTTATCTTTCACCGTTCGGGGATATACTTGACGAGGGAGAAAGCCCTTATAGCCACGGGAGCCACCCTTACACGATGAAGGCATATCCTTTCGTTGACGGGGAGATACACTCGTTCGTCAGCGACATCATCGACCAGCAAAGGTATATCAACCATTATATCATCCTGAACGATTTCGTGACGAAAGCGAGCGCCAAGGGAGTGCTGGTGGTAGACGAGGCCTCCGTTCCCGATGACATGAGCATAGAGGATATAGCGGACGAGTGGACGAAGTTCAACGGCGTGATCAAGCTGAAACTCAAATCGGGGGCACAGGTCCCCCAGCAGATGATGAACCGGAGCGTGCCGGCAGGGTTGGGAGACATGATAAAATTACAGATGTCCATGATGGAGGACGTATCCGGGGTACAAGGGGCCATGCAGGGGAAACAGCCCACGAGCGGGACAAGCGGAGCCTTATACCAGCAACAAGCGTCCAACGCTAGCAACAGCATCGTGGACTTGCTGGAATCGTTCGCCAGCTTCATCATATCGGGCATGTACAAGAAGTGCAAGAACATCCAGCAATTCTACGACGATAAAAAAATAATAAGGATCGTTGGAAGGAACGGCTATGTCCAATGGGACCCGGAGACCATGGGAGGCGTGGAATTCGACATATCCATATCAGAGAACTACGACACTCCGGTATACAGGGCGTTATCCAACGAGTTGCTATTGCAGTTGCTGAACGCCAAGCAGATATCTATCGAGCAAATGCTCGAGGTGGGAAATTTCCCGTTCGCCGATCAGTTATTGCAATTGATCCAGTCGCAGAAGGAACAATTAGCCGCTCAGCAACAACAAATGATAGCCGGCCAAGGCATCGACGCTATCAATCAACAATTATAAATACCAACATTAAAAAAAGGAGGTTAAAATGTCAAAAGTAAGCAAGGTTAGAAGCGAGCTGGAAATCTTCAAGGATTTATTCAAGAACGGCATGCAGCCCAAGATCGATAATCTGGAAAGTTCCGCCGCCTTAACGGACGTGGTAAACAAGGTTAACAGCATCCTAGCGACCTTGAGAGCCGCAGGTATCATAGCTTCCGAGTAAGCCTGATACAAGAAAGGGGTTGGCAAATAAATGTCACCCCCTTTCTATTTCACTTAATCATATAAGACCTTTCGCCTGTAACACGTAATTCAACCATGACCTCCTCTTTAACGCCCTCTCCTTGGCCGATATGGGATTTTTACCGTTGGCGTATGGCGTATAATAAAAACATTCCCGGTTGAAATCGTTGATCCGTACAGAATGGGCGAAGTAACCGTCCGTCCTGTATTTACGTACCTCCGATCGGTTGCAAGTTATCAACCTATGATCGTAATTAGGGATCACGTAATAGCGCACGTTACGCCTCGAGTACTTCTCCTTGGCCTCCTTTATGGCGTATCGGAGTTGGATGTCCGCCCTCAAGAGGACGAACCATATACGGATTTGCTTGAATATATTATATATCATAATTAGCTATTAAAAATCTTCTATACCGCTTGGTTAAATACCGCTGGATTATTCTTTTTATTATAAAGCTTCCGTAGATAGTTGATAAGCGGATCGTATGAGGTAATGAATCCCTCGTTTATCAGATCGGCTATCTTCTTCTCCAGTTGCCACAGTTCACGTTGCTTGCTTTCGTCACCGTGCTTGTTACGAAGCATCCTCTCGTGATTATTCCATACGATCCAATTAAGTGCCTCGGCTATCTTAGACATGGCTTTTGGCATGAAGTCTTTTGGTACGATTTTCTTGACAGCAGAAGACAAATCCTTATAAGCGTCGCCAGCTTCATTACGGTAACGGATCATTTCGTCATAAACAAAACGTAAAACCTTGACCTCAAACGTCGGATTGATCCACATGGCAAATTTTATGAATAAAATAGGATTCATCCATACTTTATCGGGAGTTTTACCATTCTTGGTAGTTCGTCCTTTAACTCTTATAATCAACTGGTTTTCAGCAATGAGCATATTTGCTCTTTGGCTTTCATCTTTTGATAACGCTGATATAAATTCTTTAGTCGTATCCATTTCCAAGAATTTACTCATTTGCCTTCTTGGATTATTCGAAACGCTATTCCATTGACGCAATAATTCACTGCCGTCAAAATATCCATCACTCGTTCTCTGTATTACAGAAAAGCTATCAATTATTCGGATCATCTCTTGATTCGTCTTCATAATCCTATAATATTTAAATTGTTAATATCATTTTCTCCCGCAATTTTAGCCATAAGATCAAAACGACTTTGTTATTTTGATTACCTCGTGCGTCCTCCATGAAAAAAGTCGCCCCACACGGCGCAGCGACTCACCATGCAGGGCATTTGACTTCAATATCCTATGTCCGGTCGCTGTCGGACAAGGCAAATATCGGGATACAGGAACGACCGGGAACGATAAATCTTACCCGACGTTAACGACACCGCACGTTATTTACGCTTTAATTCATACTTTAGCGGAAAAGTAACGAGCATGGCGAAGAAGATCATAATACGAAAACCGTTGGACAGGTGGGGCAACCAGATATCATACGTAACCACCTCATCCTCCGTATATGACAAGGAAGGAAACAATCTCGACCAGCTATTGGCAAAGATAGATACGGAATACGTGAGGAAAACATCCATAACCCAAGAGCTGGGGGAATCTGAAGATCTGGTGATGGGGCAAAAAGGGATCACTATGGAGATCAACAGGATAGACCAAAGCGTGGTCGAAATGGGATCGTCTATCTCATCGCTAGGGATCTCCCTGAAAGACTTAGAGGAAAGGGTCTCCATGCTTGAAAATACACCTGCCACATAAACAAAAAATAAGCAATCTCTCGTTTAAATAAACAAAAATCGTATATTTGCGTTGTCACCGATATAGAATATAAGACGTGACACACATTGTGGCGTTAAAGATATCGTCTCCTATAAAGACCTAAATTCCCCAAATTTATAAACATAACAGGGAGCCGATAGCAACAATACGCCCACGTTATTTGTATATATAATCTATATATAAGACGTGGGCCGTTGCTTACTACCTGTTATGTTGGCGTGGGGACGCCGGGTCTTGGTAGTTGTGACGGTGCCACGTTTTTTCATGTGTATATGTTATATATTTATAACCCCTTATGGCTCTCATCCGTGATGGACTGGAGTCATTACTTAAAGATATTACACTAGGTTGTATTCATAAAATAACTTTATCAAAGTCATACCGCTCTTTCGTGAGAACCAGAGGTATATTTATGTCAAGGGGATAGCTTTGGAGGATGGGGGCACACTCCTTTCCTTATGGCATAAAATATAGTTTGAATAAATATTTCCCGCTTCCCTTGGGTGGTATTGGGAAGCATTTTAAGACGGATATACCCACCGTTGCTATTCCGGGAGGATCGGCAATGATGATTAAGTATGTCTTTGTTTAGATATGGATTTAGATATTACAAACGCTCTCGTTCGTGAGAATCGGATCGTTTAAGGTTGTCTGAAAACCATTCATATAGATTATAGTTAAATAATAAAAACTCTCTTGCCCGTGAGGATTTGGGGAGTTTTTTTATTTTTTACTATTCCTAGGGATAAAACTAAAAGTAAAATATGCCGTAAAACATGCCTCCTGCGGGATAACGGATGTGAAGATTGGGTAATTTTGCAAAAAAATCTAAATACATAAGACATGAGCGAGGAAACATACAGGATATTCAAGGTGATTTTGATGTTCATATTTGCTTTCATAGCATGGAATTACGTGCAGACACAAAGGTACTCAAGCGTCAATGAATACATTCTAGTAGATAAGATATCCCAAAAAGCACTCATCCTAGATCAAAGCACTCATAAATTTGAATGACTATGAATTACTACGATATACTATCAATTAAGAGAGACGCTACATTAGAAGAGATACAAAAAGCGTATAAAGAAAAATCATTCCAGTTTCATCCCGACTTCAACAAAGGAATCAGTGACGATAGCATGTTCCGTATAATTAAAGAGGCGTATGAGACATTATCTGACACTGAAAAGAGAAATCAATACGATGCATCGTTGAACAAGACAGATCAGGCACCAAGCGAAAATAATAATAGAAATAATGATATGTTTATAAAAGATCATCTTAAACATACAGAAGGCGATCTGGTTAAACATTATACGATTTTAAATGAGGTAAATTCAAAGAAAGCAGAACCAGATAAACCATCTAAGTTGGCATTTTTGAAAAATAAGGAATGGATCATACTATATATTCTATTTTTAATAATTTATCTATACGATATAAGCAAGGAAAAACCACAAAGCATAGGTCATTACATATTTTTAATATCCACTCCTCTAGGATATACACTGGGAGCATTCTTTATTTCATCATTAGCAGTCTTATTCAAGTTGATATTTAGACAAAAAACCTCCTTAAAGGAATTTGCTTACATATCAATAATTGTTCTTTTGCTAGGGCTTCTTGGTAATATATTTCAATAAAATGAAAAAATTATACATAGCGGGTGACACCAAACGCCACCCGCTATCTTTTCACTCATCTGAATCCTCAAATATCTCCAACGCTCGTAGCTTCAGCTCGTACACTTGGTTCTCCAGAGAATCATTATCGCTACCTACCTCACGAAGGAACCTTTCCATATCGGATATGGCTCTCACGTATTGAGATAATTCTTGAGATTTCTTGAAATCATCACTTTTCATAAACTTCTCAAGTTTTACGATATATTCTGCCCTGTCAAGAATATTGATAGATGGGTCCATGGACTTCTCTAGATACCCTTTGTAATCATGATCCATTTCCGAGACAAAGTCTACGACCTTCTTGTTATATATGGAATTCATCCGGCTCAGCTTCAAATCCTTGTCCCCTCCGGTCAAGAAACGGCTTAACAGTGGATAACGACTCACTGGCATATCTCCATCCTCTCCGGACAGTATATCAAGGACTAAATCAGACACCCCCAAGGCTACGGTACCAAAACCTCCCGTATATCCAGAAAAAATGTTCTGCCAAGTAGCCGGATTAAAGCTCAGACCTCTCTTGACATCGTCGCCACCCGTCAACGAGTTAAGCGCCCTCGACAACTCGACCATGGTGGTACTGGTACTCCTGTAGACCTTGGTGTACTCCGGATCATAATCATTAGCCTTATTCATCGAGGTCTTATAGATAGGATTACCCATAAAATTCACGTTAGAGGCGTTTTGGGCGATAGGCTGAACCACCGTAGGCAGGAGATTTAGAGCGAACTTCCAACTATCATACTCCCAGTTTATGTTTAACGGGGATACCATATCAATCCCTGTCTTAACGACATCCATAGCCTCCACTTCCCTTTTACCAGATAATTGCCCGGCAATTATATCTCCGATCTTGAAATAATTGGCAAGCTCCGGAGATAACGGAATCTTGAGCCAACGACCATGAGTCAAACGAATACATATATTATTCTGTCTCTCATGATCGCTCAATGAATCAAAATAATCCCTATCATCATCATCGCTATCCCATCCCAAATAAGCGAAGAGCATAGGCATAAACAGATTATTGAGCAACGAAACAGACGATCCCATGAATATTAGTGGGGCTATACGGGAACCTATTCCTTTAATTGGATGATTTCTCAGCATGGAATATTCCTTATACATGCTTTGAACGGCGGCGTTAAAGAACAACACCCAATCTCTTCCATACTCAGATATCCACGATGCTGTGTTAATATACCATTTATCGCTCTTCGTTTTCTTTCCGGCACCTTTCTTGTTAAAGTTAACCGATACCTCCTTGGCATCATTGATTGACCGGTCAATGGATCTTCCATGTTCCCGGCTCGTCTTATACGCCGCATATCGGTTCACAAGTTCCGCTACATTACCCATGAACTCAAAGCACTCAAATACAGTAGAGACTAGTTCTTTGGGAGATAACTTCCCAATATTACCATCCGAAAGTTTCTCTAACTTGTTCGCTAAATCCTTGGCGTATTCCTTTTGCGTCTCCACGAACGTATATCCAGTAGCCCCTCCATTATCCATGAACTCCTTAAATATCGCCTGTTCCTTATCAGAAATATCAATCTCTCCCCTTCTGTATTTATACAGATTACGACCTAAACTCCGAAGTCCAAATAACGCTCGCCTCTGGTTCCCTGAAAAATCCTTGAAATACCTAAAGTTCTCCGTCACAAACACGGAGTTATTGGCATAAGGCGTATCTCTTATCAAGTTGGCAAACGAGAACGCCACGTTCTTGGACGTAAAAGCTCCGGCCATAAATGTTTTCAAGTTCCTAGCTACGACGTAAGCGAGATCATCCTTCACATCCGGATTAGTCAATCCATTTACCGCTTGCGCCAATCGGGGATTGCCATTAACGGTCATGACATACCTGTTACCTCCCACGAAAACCTGTACCTGATGCTGGCTTCTCTGGTCATACAATGTTTTATATGGTATATCCGATCGACCTCCTTTAATCAGCTCAGCCTTACCTTCCTCTCTAAGCTCTCTCATCATTTCCTCATGATCTTTCACCGCCTTGGCCACTTCCTCGCCAGAAGCGTTATCCGGTATTTGCGGAATGGACTCCACCCATTCCGGATTTTCCTCGGTACCGACATTTCGAACCCAGATATTATCTATGGTAATAAGACCGCCAGTGTCATGATTGCTAGCTAAATTGAGAAAACGTTGTTTCGCCAAGTTCCTATTTCCTGCGGTAATAGATCCGTATCCAACGTGTATCAAACCAGCGAAAGGATTATCAGCCTCAGAGATACGTCCTTTTGCGGTTTTCACTGGGTTTCCCATCTTTATCTCCGTAGCGTCTATGTAATCATAAACATCGGATGCAATATTATCGGAGAAACCTCTCAAAGGGATAAAGTACTTAAACCGGGAAAGGTTCTTATCCATATAGGACTTGCTTATCAGCCCGGACTCATACTGCCTCCTTAACGTATACTCTGACACGTTATGAACCTTATCCCATAGATTATCAACCAAAACCATATTGTGGGTAGACTCATAATCTCTCACGAAATCATAAGCGTCAGAAAGCCATTTATCTTTATTCGCTCCATCCTCCGAAGACTTAAACACTGAAGACAAACCACTATAGTCCTTTCCTAGAATCACACCATAAGAATTATCGCCTAACTTCCATTGGAATGACAATGCCTCTCGATCCAACTCCTTTTGTTCCTCGTCCCACGCTAGATCCTTATTAAGGACATCTTTCTTTGAATCTTCCCACCTATCAATCAACGCTCCGGTCACCTTTTCTTTATATTTATCCATCTCCTTGTTATAGATCTCGGATTTGACAAATGATTTCCGATAATCGGCGGCTATCTCAGCAGAACGCTCAGCCTTACCTTTATCAACACCTTTCTTTAGTTCCTTGCCAAGAACCTTGTCATACGTCTTTTTGTAAGCCTCACTCCCCTTTTCCTCCGCAACCTTTTCCGCTGTTTTTTTAGCGTTTTTAAGATCAGAGTCGGAAATAACCCCCATTTTAGACAAAGCGTCCACGTCAAACGCCTTAAGAGTTTCTATGCCATCCCTTACGGACATATCACGGTTTCTCTCGATACCGTGTTTAGATTGTACATATTTAACCAAATCCCTTAATGGCCCTTTAGACCAATCCCAAGTTCTTCTTAAACCTTTCTTGGACACCTCAGAGACATCACCTATCAATGCCCTTATAGCCTCATTCAAAGGATTAAGGAATTTAGAGTCGAAACTATCCATATCCGCCTTATTCTTTGAAGACAAGGCTATAAGAGCGTAATATGGGTTCTCGTAATCCAGTATCTTCGATTTGGTTTTCTTGGCCAATAATTTCAAGAACTCATCTATAGCTGTTAAAGAGTCAACCATAGCCTCTTTGAACTTAAAACTGTCTGAAGATGCCACTTTATCCCAAGCGTCAACCATTTCCTTATTCAAAGGTTCTTCATTCTCCACTTCTGTTTTCGCTTCCCTAAACCGAACAGAAAAATCCCCGATACCCAAATCATTCCTCATTACCGTATCCTCAGCCACATCCATCAAATTTCCTTGCTCCAAGTTCTTATAGCTTCTCCATAAAATATAACGGAGGTCATTATCCGATAACTTGAAATCAAGGCTAATACCGGCCTTTCTCAACATATCAAGAAAAGCGTCCTTGATCTTTTCCCATAACGAACGCTCGGCCTTGTTATCGAAACCACGTTCCGCTAATTCAGCGATGTATTCCTCTGTAGCCTCACGCAAGTTAAGAGGATTGCCTTTAGTCCGGTCAATGATATTTTTCCGGATATCCTCGTTGGCGTTCCGATACACGTTATCAAGGAAAGTATCGAAATCATCCCCGAATAGCTCACGTAACCCATGATGCCCTACCACCTCATGGAGGAAAGTCCTTTGAGCGTCACCTACGGACGTGGAATTAGGTGATACTATGACTATCTCCCCGGTAGAAGTATCATACCAGCCTTTGGAATCTCTCTTACGGGCCAACATATTCTCATCCGTATCGGTTATATCGTCCACGTCATGGATTACCCTGACAGGGGTATTAAGCTTGTTTGACCAATCGTTGATTGAGGATTCAATAGTTTCAGCATTATTTAAATTAGCAGCGCCTTTATCACCTATAGAACGAAAACGAACGCCATCAATTTCTGAGGCCTGCTTAACTGCCTCATTTCTCGATATCTCATCATCGGCTTTATAAGTGAATATTTTCAAACCCGCATCGTATATCGCCTTACGGATGTCACCATCTACGTTATCCGGGACTACAGCGGCAGCAAATTCCTCCAAATATACAGGACGTTCAAACTTAGTCTCGAAGTACATTGCCGGATATTCATTCCTTATGGCATCCACCATCTCATTCAGCGTCTTCACATCCTCATCAGAAAAATCTATCCCATATTCTTCCTTTATATATTTTTGAGGGTCTTTGCTTCGTGCCGCTTCCGCCAACCTGTATAGACCGTAGTCGTCATATCCTTTGGCATCCGGTTGCAATTTTTCTCCTAACTCATGAAATACCTTAGACCATTTATCCCTGAAAGCGTCAACGTCAGCATGATCCGTAGTCAGCTTCCCTTTATCCTTGCGTATATCTTTCAGTGAGCCTTTAGCATCCAGCAAACTCGCAGCGAAATTTTGGAACGACGCACCTATTCCGACAGACGCGCTTCTTCCTTGCTTCTTCATAAACTTGGATACGTTCTCCAAGGTGTTAGGAATGTACTTTCTTATACCGGAAGGAGTAAATCCGTTAAAAATAATTTCTTTTATCCCGTACCTTTCATTCAATTTATCGAGCCACTTGTTAAAATCGCCTCGCATTCCATTTTCTTCTATGAAATTCCATGAATCGCGCATTGTTCCGTGAGCATCAACCTTGTCGGAATTGCTTATGTCATCACGTACTGATTTCATGAAGCTTTCTACCGCAGAGTAATCAAATCCATACTTATCGATTCGTTCAAGATCCGTCTTACGTTTCTCGTAGAGGATTGATCTTGGATTCATTTTACCTATAGCTTCTTCAAGCTTGGCTCTACGAAGTTTTATCGCCTCATTGTAACCTTCCGTACTAAATCCTTTATATTCCATATAGGCATCTTTCAGACGGGACAATTGCTTGTCAGACAAACCACTCATGGAGAACGATCCATTTGTGGCATCTTCAACTTCGGTTCTTGTTTTCTCCGGATATGAAGGCTTTGTACGGGCTATTTCCGGAGCTTTACCTTGCTCATATAAATACATATAAGCAAGACTATCCTCGCCTCTTCCATCCATATAGCTGTCCATCCCACTTTTGGTTGTCGACCGCATTTCCTCTGGAAGTTTTTGCAAGTCTTTTGAAAATACGTCACTGCCTTTCCCTGAAAACTGCCTCTCTATAGTTGGATAAATGGGTGTCCATGCGTCTTGACTCCAAGTTCCAGCATTTTTTCCAGTACGTTTCTCAATCATGGAAGAGGGAAGTACAAGCGATATGGAACCATAGCCAGTATGCGATTGTCTGGATATGTCTATAACGGCCGCACTCGGATTGGCGAAGCCTCCTTGTCTCAATGCTTTTAGAAGTTTTTCCTCACTGATATTATGTAACCCAACCAAGGACTTTTCGCCATTCTTATCTTTTACTTCTCGGAAACGAATACCACTATCCGGCCTTATCTCCTCAAAAGTGGGCTTTACCCTTATAACATGTTCACCCTCCCCTCGCTTATTAACTAGTTTACCGTTCTCGTCTTTCACCAAGGTCAATGGATCGGTATAGTTAAACCGCCTTACGATCTCATAAACACCATCATCACCAATATTAGAAATCTCATAGATAGAGTTGTTTACCCTTGCCTCTTTCAATCCACTCTCCAGAAACGCTTTTATATGCTTCCGCTCTGCGGAGGTAATATAATCGTCTTTATCAACCAAGGACAACTTCTTCACTTTTCGAGGAAGAATTTCCTCCTCACGTTTTATGCCCTTATATTCGGAGAATGGTTTTGTTTTACGTTTAGAGGAATCGATCCATTTCTTGAACTCATCCAACGCTACCCCGGTAATGTTGCCTAACCCTTGCCAGCCGTCCTCATAATTTGACAAGTAAGCGGACCTAGCGTCTTCCAAGGAAGAGAATCCAATCATAACCTTATGCTCGTCGAATGAACCATCAGTATTCACCTGATCCACGACATACACCATGTCACTATTCATATCCGGACCTAGGAATACGTCTATATGATCACCATCCACACCTTTAGTACCTCGAATGTAACCGTAAGTGTTGTCCATGGTAACAGACCACTCTTTTCCATTAGCATCCTTACCGGAACGGACGGAACCGGCGGGCTGTTCTATGGTGACATCGAAACCGTTTATCTTTATATGGCCTTTCTTGTAATTCCCGGCCTCTTTCTGCGCCTCGGAAGGGTTAGTATTAACCTTTAGCTCCTCATCGTGCAATCTCTTAGCCTCAACTATGCGCTCGGCATAGTCCAATGGGTTCTCACTCTCCTTTGGGGAAGGGGCGACAAAAGGAACTAGTCCCCTTGATGAGCCTTCTTGTGTAGCTCCATCCGTGCGATCAATGTCGGGGCCAGCCGATTCTCTTCCCTCAACCTCTCCAGTTCCCCCGGTCTGATCAAGTTGTTCTCTTGGCAGTACCTCGCCGCCTCCCTCGCGTAAGCCATCGCCTCCGCTTTCGTCATTTCCTTCAATGTTTTCATTTTCTATCGGTTTATTTTGCGCTAAGATAGCGTCTATTTCATTTTGTTCGTCAATTATGGCCTGTATTTCATCCACGATTTGCGAATCAAGCTCGCCTCGCTCCTCATCAGTCAATTGTTTCTCCGAGAAATCACGTGCCATGCTTTCCTCATACGCCTCGTATTCTTCCGGGGACATATGATAATTCTCCTCGCACCACTCAGCGTAAGCGTTGTACTCGGCCTGTCTCTCACGCTCGGCCATAGCTTCCCGGTTGCTCCTTATGTAACCGATCAGATCACCACGTGTACGGGCGGAAGCCAGCACCTCTATGATAGCGTCCCTACCTGCGTTGGGATCGTTCTCATCGAAGAAGTTAGTGCCATTCTCCCTATCGGCAAGCTCCAATATCTCACCCGCCCTCTCTATATTAACACCGCCTTTCTCCGGAGAGGCGAACAGTCCGAACATCCTCGCTGTCTCATTATTCCCGGCACCGGTCTCTTTCTTGTAACTGTCACGTGTCAATTTGATCGCCCCATTAGCCAGCATCATGGCCGCAAGCTCCTCTCCGCTCATAGGATCACCTATCACGGAGATCTCCTTCGCTATGACATCACCCGGCTTCTTGCTGGCCTCCTTGATATCATCATCAAGATTAGCCCAGAAATCAGCCTCGACCTTGATCGCCTCATATTCTTGCCGGGCTTTTATCAATGCGGCCTCGGCCTTATCCTCTTTTCCGATAGGGGCATCATCGTATGCCTCTTGCGCCTTTTCCAAGGCATCAGACGCTTTTTTAAGGCTTTCATCGAAAGACTTTCTCGTCACCTCGATCTTCCTTGGCATCTTATCGCCATATTTATCATAGAGGAAATCCAAGGCCATATCCGTTCCTGATGATACGAAATCGGGTGTACCATCTTCTCGCATGACCATGGAAGGATTCTCCACATTGCTAGGTTGTGCTATCTGATCAATGGCACCTTCCGTCTCAATCTCACTCGTTGGCTGGGTGATTGTAGCGGCCACAGGGGATACAGAAGTTATATCGGAATCAACACTGGTAACATTATCAATATCTTGCGATACCTCATTAGCTTGTTGAGCATCGTACATGGCATCTTGAAGAGCAAGAATATCCCTCTCCGTAATAGGCATAGCCGGAGCTGATCCCGCCTTCGGCGCTACCTGTCCTGTCTCCTTGTCCAAAGCCGCAGGTTGAGCGATCCAATCACCGTTCTCATCTTGTCCTTGAAGGATAAACGCATTATCCCCGTTCCATATGACCAATCCCGGCTTGGGTAATTGCGTCTTGGGATTATGATTCATGGCCATATCAAGTTCGGACTGGCGAGTAACCAATAATTGTTGACGATAAGAGTTCCTTATTTGTTCCACGTCATTTTCCTCTATATCGCTCAAACTACTCATAGGAACCATACGATTATTTCCGTTATCCGAGATAATGACGTTATCCCCATTTATGCTCCTTATATAAACTTTCTTGTTCTCAAGTCCTTCCTTGAACGTAGCGGTAGATATGACTTGTCTCCCATTAGGACTTATCGATACATAGGGGATAATATTATCAGACATATAAGAATCCACTTCGTTATTAATATTTTCTATCGATTTATCTTCTACCCCTTTAATTTTCTGGGTGTTAATATAGAAATCATAAGCTAATTCTCTTGTCTCATTATCTACACCTTTAAGCATCTCATTTATTTGGTTCTCACTCGCTCCATTATCTATATACTGCTCCATTCTTATAGCCAAATTTGGATTTTTTTCTGTTAGAGCAGTCCTCGAAGCTTCCATTTGTAAGGATAAATCCCTAAGATCTCCCTTATCACTCATATTACGTCCTTGCTCAAAGGCATCGTCAATTATAGACTTAGTGAATTGAGGAGTAGTATTAACGCCTTGATCTGTTTTAGATGAATTAGTAGAAGGTTCTGGAGAAGACATTTTATTATACTTGTAATTATCATACTTATTCTTCCCATATCCGATCAAACCTATTGGAGCGCCACCAGCAACTCCATATCCGAAAGCCTCAAATACGCCATCAGATATACTTTTATCGGGATCAGCCCCGGTTACCTTGTCCGTAATATTCTCCGCAATCTGCGAAGCGGCCTCCGTGACACCTTCCCATACGGGTGCAAACAATAATCCCGCATCTTTATAAGCCTTGCCAAGCATATTCTCTATGGCTCCAGCTAGTTCTTTTTGAGCGACATCCTTTCCCTTTGAGTTATATACGCCTTTAAGCCATTTAACCGCCGGACCCAATGAAAGTTTCTCGGATAATAATTCAAAAGCGGATGTAGATATGGCATTGACCCTCTTTGCCAATTCTGGCATATCCGGATTTGACTCATCGAGTTGATCCAGCTTATCCGAATATACGGAGGCTCCCATCAAACCGGCCGCGCTAGTTCCACCTGTAGCCATAGCCGCAGCTATTTGTGGAATGATCATAGAACCTCCTTCCATGAACAAGTTGCCAATTGATCCGGCGTAATCACCTTCTTTCCATAGATCCGTGAAACTCTTCTCTTTGTGCCTATCACCCTTATCCATGAGTTTTTGACCAGCCTCCTTAAGCAATTTAGCAGAGTCACCAAACATTCCTCCATAAGTACCAAGCCCCATATTAGAGACATCTTTTGCCGCCTTATCCAAGAAACCGAATCCTCCACCTAAAAGATTCAATCCTTGGCCTCCGGTACGCTGAATGAAATCCGCAACCCAACTATTCATGAAAGAAGAATCCTTCTCATACTCCGTAGGAGGTGGAGGAGTAGCGGTCTCAATCTTTCCTTTTTTACGCAAGGACTCAAAATTATAATCGGCAGAATTATCCCATGGATTAACATACTCGGATTGATCTTTCATAGGCACGTCAGCCTCTTGTCTTAAAGCGATAGGAGCAGGATTAGCTCTTGACTGAGAAACGTAATCTTTCCTTTCAACGGGCGAATACCCTAGGGCACTCTCAAATTTGGAGAAATCGCCTATCTCAGAGAAATAATCATCCTGCATCAGATGATCATAAACCAATTTTCTTTTCCCAGAATCTTTCATTTTCCCCTCAAAGTTTGAGAAATCACCAAGACCAGTATAGCCCCGGCTTATCATCGTATCATATAAATGTTTTATGTTAGAGTCCATGAATCCACTTGTATTTTTCGTTTACGCTTTCTTTTGCATCATCATTCAGATTGATATTCTTATAACTATCAGAACGATCCTCAAGCATGCCTTTCAGCATTGGATACAGTTCCGGGAAATCAGCTAGCCGTCTACCAACTATCGCTCTCGCTTTGCTTATCTGATCACCGCCCTCACCCATCACAAGTTTAATATCATCTATATCTGATAATTTTAGTTTCTCTTTTTCTTCCTTGGTCAAGGAAGAGTCCTGCTCAATTTCTTTATTTTTTTTAGCAATCAAATCCTTCATGGCTTGATAGGCCGCTGTAACAAATCCGTCCACCTTATCTCTAGGTATACGAAACTCTTCATTATCTCGACCAAACAGTACAATATCCTTCGCTCCTCCAGAACCACCAGATCTTATGTTAGCGACCTTTATCTGGTTCGCTCGGTTCGCCGCCTCTTCCTTGGATCGGTTCTCTGCCTTGAATTGCTCCGTAGCCATTCTGTTCGCTTGCCTGTACGCCTCCAATGTCATTGCGTTAGCTTGCTTTTGATCGATCTCGCCCTTCCTTATCCTAGCGTCAATATCCTTCAAGGCCAGCTTCAAACGATAATCCCTCTGCGCCTTTTGCCTAGCCGCCTCCAGATCACGTTGATAGGCTATCTCACCCATCTTGGCGTTCGTGAGCAACGTATCGTATTTCCTCTTCAAGGCGTTTCTCCTTTCCGTTATCTCACGTTGCCTAGTGTCAAGGGGTGCGAGATTGTTCACGACCACGGGACTCGATCCCTTGGCCGTCCCCACCATTCCAGCTATGTTGCTTATCAGGTCGCTTATCCCCGTTATGGCACGGCTCGCCCGGTCGTTCCTCTCACGTCTCGCCCTTTGCTCGCCCGTCTCGTACTCGGGATCGCTCGTACGCATCATCTCGATAATCTCCTCCGTGGAGTAAGGATCACGCTTACCCGCCTTGATCGCCTCGCTTTGTATGTTCCAATATCCTTGCGGGGTTATCTCACCCGTGTTAATGGCTTGCTCAGCTGTCATATCCGCGAACTTGTCATACATGGACAACGGGGTTGCCTCTGGTTTCACCGGCGCTTGCGTTAAAGATGGGGCCTGCAACGGGACGGTCCCCACATCCGGTATAGCCGTTCCCACCGTACCGGGAACAGGTGCCGGAGATTGTACTTGAGGCTGTGGTTGCGCCACGGGCTGGGATACAGATACCTGTGCCGGCACGCTCGCACCGGACGTAGCTTGAGGAGCCACGGCTTGGGCGTTTCTCCTCCTCTCTTCCTCTACTAAATCTATTCTTCCCGCCATATCACTTCACTCCCGCCCATTTACCAAGTTTTGTGCTCCTTAAAACGCCATCGCCAAAAGCGTCGCCAAGACCTCCAGCCGCCGTAGCCAATCCCGCCGCTTGCGTGGCCACGTTCGCCGCCTTTTTAGAGTTTAAATCCATCTCCGCTTGGTTGAATGCGGTCTGCTGGTTTACATAATTGTTACGCACACCCTCCTTATAAGCCTCGGCTTGGCCTACGATATCGCTAGTCACGTCCCCCAAGACCTCGTTGGCCGCTTGTTTCTGCAAGGCCACGGACTCATCGGATGCGCCCGCAACGGCGGCGGCACCCTCCGCCCTCCTGTATCTCTCGTCAAGGATTCGCCGTGCGTTGTTAAGGGCGGCTTGAGCGTCCGCCCTTTGGGTGAAATCCGAGTTATACTCCCTGTCATACCAATTTTGGGAATCCTGCCTCATGTCATTCAGTATCCCCATATTTTTCTTGTAAGCCTTACGTCCGGCTATCCCGGCTCCTATGGCCCCACCTATGCCAGCCAGACCACCCACTACACTACCTATTATTCCCATAAAATGATTTTTATCGTTATGCCTCAAAATTAGACGTGTAGCTTTGCCCCATAACAATAAAAATCGACTTTCAGATAAACTATTAAATACTAGTTCAGTATGGCACGACCAAAGAACGACGGGAGAGGAAGGCTAGGAGGAAGGGCCAAAGGCACTCCAAACAAGAAGACGGGAGAGATAAGGACTTTCATCTCGGAGCTGTTGACATCCAACAGAGAAGAGATCAAGAAAGCCTTCGAGGAACTGGAGCCAAAAGATAAGGTAGCGGCTTTCACCCAGCTAGTCAAATACATCGTCCCATCCTTGCAATCCGTGGATATAGACGCTGTAGTGGACAAGAAAAGAGACTCCGTGGAAGATAAGTTAAGAGACTTATCCGAAGATGACACGGAATAATAAATGCTAATCCGTACTTTAAGCCGTCCTTTCTTCTTCGATTGGACGGCTTTGTTTATATTTGCGGGTGTTAATCATTTATATACCATGAACGAAGAGCTTAAACAACTTTTAGAGTGGTTTGATAACTACGAGATAACATTTAACGAGATAAGACTGTCACAATGTCAATATATCTTTGACTTACGAAAATTTATCTCTGTCCAAACGAACTCTGTCCGGAAAAATTGGGACAATCCGACATTTGAATATGATATTTTGAGCCTATATCAGCTTAAAAAGGTACTGGAGGAGAAAGAGAAAGAAAATAAGGAATGACAATCATTGTATCGAGGATATTTCCTAAATTTGTATAGTGTTTAACTAAATAACGAATATCATGGCAAGAACAACGGATTACAAGTTAAAAGGAGAGAAAATCAAGGGGCAAATAGACGAGTTAGTAACCGCTCTTTTGGAGGAGAGGAAAAATTCATTTGACGATAACAGTAAGAAAGTAAAGGTTGCAAATGTAGATCTGGAAGGGTTGAGCAATATTGAGTTGCAGCAGTTACAAGTACGTGTATCTAAACTCTTACTAGAAAGAAGTAAATAGCCTTCACAACATTGTTAAATAATATAAAAGTGATAAGTTTTTACATTGGTCTTACAGTTTACGCATAACAAACTGATTATCAAACACAATCCTAAAGTTTGCTAAACTGACGTACTCGTAAGGGTACCGGGGG